CCGGCGCGGCGTTATATCACGAAGAAGAAGGCCGTCGGCCGGACCGGTAGCGGCGGCGGGATCAGCGTTCGCGTTGCGAAGGGCGTGTCTGTCCGTTCCGGCGGCGGGGCCAGTCAGACGGTCTATGATGACGTCACAGACGCCTTCGCCGGCCGTGTGGTCCTGACGAACAGACGGATCGTGTTCCTGGCGGAACAGAACGGCTTCGAATGTAAACTGTCGGCGATTTCCGCGATCGCGCCGGAAGGCGGGCGGCTTCTGATTCAGGCTGGGTCGAAGTCTTATGGTCTGGCCGTAGCGCAACAGGGCCACTTCGCGAAGGTTCTTGAAATGGTCGCCAGAAAATAAAAAAAAGGCGGACGGGTGCTTCCCGTCCGCCTTTCTCATTTCATGCGATTGTTGATTTCCCTGGTGATCTTTCGGCTGACTCTGGCCTGTTGGGTATCAAGTGTTCGTTTCACGGCTCGTTTCATGGTATAACGGCCGCGCACATATCCGCCCTTCGGGCCGACGAACATTCCGCCTTCCGGGTCGTCCCGGTTATAGACGAACGTGTGGCCTTCCCAGTGACCAGGGACGAAGTGACTTCGGAATCCGTGTTCCAGGTGGCCGGCATAGTCCAGGGGGTTGTAAAAACGGACGATGAACCGGCGGCCGGCGCGCTTCGCGGTCTGGTCGCTTTTCCAGTTCCGACGGTAGTCGCCAGTGTTGACGATGTCCGGGGAATCGTTCGTGCAGATCAGGCGGGCCTGTTTCACGGCGTACACGCCTTCGCCGACAGCGATCTTTGACATGATTTCCGGAACTTCATCGGTCAGGGTTTGAAGGCCGCCGATAAACTGGACCAGGTCGTTCTTTTTTACGCTCACGGCGCGCCCTCCTTTCTGTTAGACCTTGCGGAGATTGGCGGCGTTGACTGCCGCCGTGACGGTAGCGCCGACGCCGATCACGACGCGGGCGCCGCTGACCTGGATCACGTCGTAGGTGTCATAGTAGGTTCGGAACGGCTTCCCGTCATAGGTGACGGCGTTCAGGACCTTCACCCTGTCGCCCTTCTTCAAGGCCGCCGGCGCGGTGCTGGCCGGAATCTTGATCTTCTGGCCGACGCGAATCGCGTTCGGGTTCTTGATCCCGTTGTAGGCCGCGATCGCCTGATAGGTGGTCCCATACTTGGCCGCGATCTGGGACAGCGTGTCGCCCTTCTTCACTGTGTAGACGGTCACGCCCTGGGCGGCTCCGGCGTCAGGGGCGGTGTCTGCCACGCCCAGGCGGCGGTTCACTTCGGCCGCGATCTCCCCGTGTCGGTTATACAGATAGTCGCCAGGACAGGACTTGTTCGCGTAATCACGATGAACGGTCATATTACAGCCGTTTTTGTGGTTCACGCGGTCCGCCTTCTTGGTGGACCACACAAGTTTCTTGATCCCGTTTCGCTTACAGATGTCGGTCACAAGGTCGAGAAGGGCGGCGAAGGCCCTGTCATTTACGGCGTAGGGGTGTTTGGTGTCACTGGCGACCTCGATCGTCACGGCGCGGTTATCGTTCGCGGCGTTGGAACTGCACCAGGAACGGTCCTTTTCCTCCACATACATTCCGATCTTGCCGTCGGTTCCGACCCCATAGTTCGAAGACGCCTGGCGCGACGTAGGGGCGAAGATATTCCCCAGGGTTTCGACCGTACACTGACCGACCACACAATGAATTGTGATCGTGTCGATCTTGTGGTTTCTGGGGCTGTTCTTATTGGGTGAAATGCGGGTATAGTCCACAAGTGGGCTGTTACTCATAGTT